GATCCAGGTAGATAAAGATCGGCAGACAAAAACTAAGAAAATAAATGGCAAATCTGTAAGGTGTATATGTCTCAAAATCAATGAAAACGTGGATAAAGACGGTTTTGAATCAGCAGATACATATGACCAAGAAGATTTACCTTTTAAGTAAAAGACACCAGTCACCAAGGTTGCCATAGAAAATGCATATATAAAAAGAAAAAAATATGTGAGTATGGCATATACAAAAAAGTTTTCCATATGAGAAATGCTTGGTGACACTGGTGACCAACATTGAAAAATGGCTAGAAATGCATCAACCATAGTGGTTTGCATAGGTCACCGAAATAATAAAAATATTGGCAACTTATTGGTGGCATATGGTGTTAAAGGAGCGTATATGGAAGAACGTATTAAATCAATATATAACGAGTGTTGGAAGATATACAAACAGTATCTTGAGACGCGAGACATGGCAGAGTGGAACCGGAACATGATGCAGGTAAAAAAGAAGTATGGTGGAAAGCCTGATGTGATAAACCTGCTTCTGTGGCACAGTATAAATGTGCAGGCGCTGCACGATCAGTCAAGGAGAGCGTAATGAAAAAAAGAATGAGATGTACATTTGCTGCATTTGTGGAAAAGATATCTACCCAGATGAGGCGCAAGAATATGTAAAAACAAGGCGAGGCACGGAAATAAGGTTTCATAGAGCATGCGTAAGGAGGCGAGGTAATGGCAGTAATTCGTAGTATCCGAGGTGGCACAGCCGGTCTGAATGAAGAAGAACGGCTTACAATTGCCAGGCTGTTAATTAAGGCAGGGTATTCCGTTAAGATTGGATATCGTGTGATTCCAGGTAATACAAAGGGCAAGAAAGAATATATCGTGGAGTATTGGGAGAAAGGAGAAGAATAGATGCTTACAGAAATGAGCTTAAAAGAAGCACTTAAGTATTTCATGAAAGGGCGAAAGGTCCTTGTGCTGAATGAATATGATGACAAGAGTATATCGGCAGAAAGGATAGAAGATTGTTTGCCGAAAGAAGCTAAGTATTTGGTAGATGTTCCTGCAGTACCAAATCCGGAGTTCGGACAGGCTGTACAGGATATGGTTGAGCCTGATCAGAATGAGAACGATACTGAAGGGGACGAACAGCTCCCCCCCCCCAGACCAACCGGAGAAGAAACTGGAAAAAGAAACGGTAGCAGCTCCGGGGAAGATGAGCAGGGAAGAAAAAAGTAAGATCATTCGTCCGTTTATCAAGAAAGGCTTGAAGAATAAAGAGATTGCAGAGCGTACAGGAATTCCACTTGGAACGGTCAACGGTTTATCAGGACCTATCAGGAAAGAGCTAAAGAATCCGGTAAAGGCGGAAAGGATTAAGTCCGGAGATAACTCTGACCGTCATAAATGCAGGACATGCCAGTACCGCCACAGTGATGCAGGTGGTTGTGATTATTGCATCCACACCGGAAAAGAGCGAGGTTGTGATGTGGAAGTGTGCGATAAGGCAGTGGTAGGAGAAAGATTGACGAAGAAATAGGAGGAGCTGAGATAAATGAATAATCAACGAGCAATAGACAGATTGACGAAGCATTTGGAATGGGGTTGGTCTAAGAAAACAGTAGATGCTATTGAAATGGGGATACATGCACTGAAAGAAACTCAGTGGATTCCATGCAGTGAAAGATTGCCGAAAACTGGAGAATATGTATTGATATCATGCGAAGGCTTTGACGCTCCAAGCGTCGTAAAATACGAAGAAGACGATATTGGAGGAACATTCTATCTTAGCGAAGACGCACCGTGTGAAGACGTCGGAATAGTCGTAGAAGCTTGGAGACCACTTCCAGAACCATATAAGGAGCAAGAAAATGGATAACATAAAAAGAAATGGAGCCGGTTATTACGACCCAACAGCATTTCAAGCTATCAAAAATACAGAGAAGGGAGCAAAAAAAACAATGGAAATATATAGAGGAGACATATTCTACATCAAAAAAATAAATCAGGACACAGGTAGACCGGCGGTTATCGTGTCGAACAACGACATTAACGAAAGCCAGAACATGGTAGAAGTGGCATATCTGGTAGAAAAGCCAAATGAATCACTGCCAACACACGCAAAAGTAAGATGCCATCTACCATCTACGGCGCTATGTGAGCAGGTTGTGAGTGTCAGCAAAGACAGAATTGACGGATTCATACGCACCTGTACGGACGAGGAAATAGAGAAAATTAACAAGGGGTTATCCATCTCACTCGGAATCGCAGAAAGCGACGACACTATGGCAGAAAAGCTGAAAGAGCTGACAGATTCTCTGAGCGAGGCACAGAGAATAAATGATGGACTTCGAAACAGAATTAAGGAAGAGACTGATAAACAGCAGGAATTAGAAAAACAATTATCGCAACTAGAAAACACAGACGAAAACATCAAAGTCGTGGCAGAAAGAGACATATACAAAGACTTATACATGAAATTAACAGAAAAGCTTATAGGAGATAAGATTTAGGAGGCTGCAATGGACAAGAAAGAATATGACGAAATAGAAGAACAGGCAAACAGGTTACAGAGTGAAGCTGGTAGAAGATGCAATCAGCAAATAAAAGAAGTTAACAAATACCACGAAGGATACATTCAGGGAGTGGAAGACTTGCTGAACGTTATAAGGAGGCGATAGACAGTTATGAGTAAAATTCCAAAAAGAAATAGTAGACAAAATCGAACAGAGAAATAAACTCAACGAAGAAATAGAGACATGGTGCAAAGAAAACCTTGATATGGATGGTATGTGTATGAGTATAAGCAGTTTGGAGAACTACAGCGGGATAGAGATGTAAGCATTTTATATTTTATAGCATTATGGATTGCATATAGCGAAAGGAGTTGATGGTAATGAATAACAATATTCCAGAAAATAAGAACAAATACAAGAACAACTGTCGGAAGGTCTATGCAGATTATCACAGAGATGACCGGAATAAGATGATTGAAGCAAGGAGGCTCAGAAAGAAATGTGGACCATTAAATCGGACGAACGTCTTGAATTACATGATGAAGAAGAGGACGAAGTAATTGCAATATTACTCTGGGACGAGAGATTCTTGAACTGGAAATTGTATTATAGGTATACAGGAGGGAGTGGATATGCCTATCTGGATTCCATGGAAGGATTTGGAAAGCTGGATATAGAACCAGTAGAGATGGCAGCAGTCGAGACCATTATAGACTACTGCAAGGAAAAGGCAAACCTTTGGGAAGGACGTGCAGAGGATATGGAGGCGATGATGTGAAATGGATCCGGGAAAACATGAATCAGATAAACCTGGTAGAGGAAGGAAAAAAGATAGCATACATTGCCTACATTAACTGGGAATGAAAATTATTTGAAGGTGGCGAAGAGTGGTGTGTTGGTCTGAAGGTCTATAATTCGCACCAGGTAGAAGAGGCGCAGCGGGCAGCAGTCAATGAACTGATTCGGTATCACACAGAAAAAGCAGGGTTGTTCCAGAAATATAAAATGGAGACAGCAGCATAAAGCGGAGGAGGTGAAAGCCGTTGGCGTACATGGAAAGTTATGAGCAGTTGGCATTTGCAATCGTGAAGTTAGCTGTAGAAGATTATCGCAGTGCATTAAAACGATTGAAAAGACATTCGAATGACCAGCAGGCATTATGGAGTAAAGCTGATTGCGAACGATTCTTCCGGAATGATATTGGAACATATTGTAATCTGGACGGAGAAAAGATTATGAGAGCTGTTCAGGAACAGGTGGGATATAATGATGGATAAAAAGCAGTTGAAAAAATATAAATCCAACAAAAGAAGAATAGCCGGGATCAAGAAAACAATCGACAAATTAGTGGAGCAGTTGGACAATGTTCCGGTAGTACCTGGCAAGGTTACGAAGTCTGGTGATGAATTTCCTTACATTGAGCAGCATGTGAAAGTAGTAATGGAAGAGCCGAAAGAAGCAACCAGGTTAAAAGAGCGCATCAGAGAGAAGCGGGAAGATCTTGGTAGATTGGAGCAGGAGAATGAAGAAGTGGAGAAGTACATAGAGCAGTTACCTGTCGGCATGAAGAAAGAGATATTTGAAATGGTGTATCTGGACGGAATGACACAGAAAGAAGCTGGTGAAAGTTTAGGGTATACTCAGGCAAGGGTATCACAGGTAATAAAAGATTTATAACATTTATATTTTAAATGTGTTATTGTTATAATGAACTTAGTGGAAAGACAGATTTCATTATGGTTTCACAATCCCCTTACAAGGTGTATACAGTCCTAGAAGGAACGGCTTGGCAACAGGCCGTTCTTTTATTGCGGAATATCAGAAAGTAGATTATTATAAAAACAGGACTTTACATATTGGAGGGGAGAAAATGGAAAATATATTTTTAACATTACTTGCAATAATATCAATTGTTTATTGTTGTGATTTACCAGCGTGGAGCGGCTTTGAGTTTTTAATTAATCAAAAAGAATCTATGCTTTATGGTGTTGGGTTAAGTATTATTGCTGCATATATTTTTTATGTGATTCAAGTCTACATTCCAGAATGCAAGAATAGAAAAAAGGCAGAATTGTATTTAGCACCTAAAATAAAAGATTATTTAGAAGATTTATATGAAGTAGTTCATATAATTGATTCGACATGTAATATAGATGAGAGAATTGGGAGGATTACTCCACGCTATGAGTTTATTCAGATTAAAAGATCAGATTGGAAAAGTATCTACGTTGAGCAGGTAGATTTAAAATATTACGAGTTGATTATAAAGAATAAAGCTCAAAAAATAAAAAACAATCAATATTACAATAAAATAGGCGATAAAAAAGTAGAATGTTTACAAAATTTATTTGACAGTAATTTTATGTTTCGTTTAAATGAGAATATAAAATTTAATGAAGAAAAAATTATTGATGGAGATATTATAGAATGTTATAAAAAAATAAAAAAAGATATTGACAAGGCGAGAAAATTATTTTCTCAAGACTATATTATGACAATATCAGGATATGATAAAAATGAAATAACAAATGAGCTAGAAAATGTAAAAAAGCAAAAGAATAGAATTAGTGGGATAGCTAGGATAAAAATTGGAGAAAGATAAATTTTACATTTCTTTATGTATTATATTGACATATGGTACACCATGCGATATAATATAAACATAAGGAGGTGAGAAACAAATGGGTAAGAAGAAACAAAAGAAAAAGAGAACTGCAATCAAACTACTCATTGAACTGTTAATAGCGATTGGGACGTTCTTAACAGGACTGGCAAGTTTAATCACAGCTCTCAAATAACATGAAATAGGGGAGAGGACCAAGGGCAAGCCTGAAAGCCCTCTCTCTTAAATAGAGTATAACCCATTTGGAGAAATATGAAAAGAATAAGATTTGATGAATTGTTCTTATTGTCTGCGATTGTTATTTTCATAGGGACAAGGAAGTCCATAGCCGGAAGTATACTGTTGATACTTGCATCACTGAATATGTTGGTATATGTTATACCAAGGATTGTGAAGGTGATGAGACATGGCAAGTAAGCAGACATTGAGGAATGAGCGATACCAGAAGAAAGCTGGCTGGGTATCAAAGTCTTACAAGTTAAAGAAAGAAGTGGTAGATGCTTACGCAGAAGCCTGTGAGAAAGCCGGAGTCAGCGCGGCGGGACAGCTCACGAAGATGATGAAAGAGTTCATTGAGAAAGTGAACAATGAATAAAGAGAAGGAGATAATGGCAGCAGTCAGTTGATTGCTGCCATTTTGTATGCGATGTTTGATTACCACGGAGTCAAATGGAAAAAGAAAAGACTGAAGATATTAAGACTCGACGGATATAAATGTCAGGTGGCAAAGATGTATGGCGGGAATGAAGAGGCGAATACAGTTCATCACATTTATCCGGCAGACGAGTATCCACAGTATGCATGGTGTGATTGGAATCTGATTAGTGTATCACAGAAAGGTCACAACAAATTGGAGAACCGGCAGACGGGAGAGCTGACAGAGCTTGGAAAGATGTTGCAGGAGCGTACAATTCCAGGTGTAGATTGGCGAAAGGCAAGACGAGTGCAACAAATCCCCCCAGGTAAAGTTTAAAATTTTTATGGGCTTTCCACTGGCTGGGGGTAGGTGTTTCCAAATGCGCGGTTTTCGAAAATTTTCAAAATCAGGGAAAGGAGGCGGTAAAATGGCACGTGCAACGAAGGCTTCTACGTTTGAGAAAAAACTGGCGGAAGCCATGAAAAATATGGGAACTTACAGGGAAGAGTACAACGAAGCAATCCGGATTTGCGCAGAACTTTTAGCCGAGCGCGAAAGTATCAAAAAGATGCTGAATGATGAGGATTACGTGATGCGTACTCCGGGGGTTATTACCGTTGAAAAGTTAAGAGTGGACATAGCAAAATATTTGGACATGCTGTGCCTGAGTCCGAGAGTATTTGAAAAAACATCGGTGAAAGAGAAGCCGAAGGTTTCGAAACTAGATGCCGCTCTGGGTGCTCTGATGAATGGCTAAGTCAAAATTATTTGAAGAAGTAAAAGCATATGCACAGGGCATGATAGATGGAACTATCATTGCAAATGAAGACAGGATTCTGGCTGCTAAGAGATTTTTCAATGATTTGGAAAATCCGAAGTATGAAATGCGGACCAGAGATGCAGACTTTGTGATCAAGATTATCGAAGCAACATTCGTGCACGTAAAAGGACCGAAAAAAGGAAAACCTTTTCTCCTGGAACCGTGGCAGAAATTTATTTGTTACAATCTGGCCGGATTTTATTATAAAGGGACAAGCGAACGCCGATTTAAAGAGGCGTTCATTTTTTTACCAAGAAAAAATAGTAAAACATTTTTTGCGTCAGCACTTGCCTGGGCAATGTCCTTGTTAGAAAGAAAATATTATTCGGTATTGTATATTATCGCAAGTAAGCTAGACAGAGCTTTAGAGGCTTTTGATAATATCCGTGAAAATGTTGAGTATATGGGAGAAGCAAAGAACTTCAAGATACTGAATAATAATGCGGAACATTCAATAAGCCGGACATTTTATGATGCAGATGGGGAAAAGGTCGGTGCTATGAAAATGCAGGCGTTAGCTGCAGATGCGAAAAGAGCTGATGGATTGAATGCCAATTTCATTATCCTAGACGAGCTTCATGCATATAAAAATGCCAATGAGTATTATGTATACAAACAGGCAATGAAAGCTTATATTAACAAATTATTGATTGGTATTACGACAGCAGGAATTGATATGAATACGTTCTGCTATCAGAGATTGAAGTATTGCCAGGAAGTCATGAGGGGAACAAAGGAAGACGAAGAGTATTTCATCTTTATCTGTATGGCAGATAATCCGGACGATTATACAAATCCGGTTGAGCATGAGAAAGCAAATCCAAATTACCGAGTGACAATCCGACCGAATGATATTTTGAACGAAGCATTACAGGCTCAGAACGATCCAACCGGTCGAAATGAATTCCTGAACAAATCTTTAAACATTTATACGAATGCACTGAGTACTTACTTTGATGTATTTGAAGCACAGGAGTCTGACGGAAAATATAATTGGTCACTTGAAGAACTGGCAAAATTGCCTATCAAGTGGTATGGCGGTGCGGACTTGTCAAAGATGTATGATCTGACTGGTGGAGCGTTACATGGAAGATACAAAGATGTGGATATTTGTATCTCTCACGGATTTATTCCGATTACGACGGCTCATCTAAAAGCTGAAGAAGACCAGATTCCATTTTTCTGGTGGGAAGAGCAAGGCTGGCTTACACTTTGTAATTCAGACACAATTGAGTACGAAGACGTTCTGAGGTGGTTCTCACAGATGCGTGACATGGGATTCCAGATTAAATGGATAGGTTACGATAGAAGATATTCCAGGGAGTTTGTCCTGAAGGCGAAGAAAGCCGGGTTTAAAATGCGTGACCAGTCACAGAGATATGTGGAAAAGACGGAAGCCTTTCGGGAGATTGAGAAAAAGTTAAAGAAAAAGAGCTTTTACTACGTTCATAATAAAGCATTTGAGTATTGCCTGCAGAATGTAAAGGCAATTGAGGATTCTGATGAATTCGTAAGATTTGAAAAAGTAAAACCAGCATACCGTATTGACCTGTTCGATGCAGATGTTATTGCATGTAAGCAGATGCTGATAGATCAGGAAAAAGCGCAGAAGCAGGGAAGTTGGTTTAAATAAGGAGAAGTAAATGGGAAAGAAGAAAAAGAAGCAGACAAGAGCAGAGCCAAAGACAACATTATCATGGCTATGCTCCAATGAGGCATTTGAAACACTATGTTGTCAGGGATATACAAAACTGTCAGATAATCCGGAGATTATTTCAGCGGTCAATAAGATCTGCAATCTGGTATCCAGCATGACAATACATTTGATGGAAAATACAGCAAATGGAGACAAGAGAGTTGAAAATGAGTTGTCAAGGAAAATGGATATAAATCCAAATCAGTATATGACCAGAAAGACATTTATGAGTGCATTGATGCGTGGACTTCTCCTGGAGGGAGATGGAAACGCGGTTGTGTATCCGGAGACCCAGCAGGGATATTTAAAAGATTTACACATCATTCCTCCAGGGAGATTTTCATTTATACCGAATGGTTATGGTTATCAGATTTATGTGGACGGAAAAGTGTATGATCCGGATGAGCTTCTTCATTTTGTGATTAATCCAGATGCAACTTATCCGTGGAAGGGTTGTGGATACAGAGCTGTATTAAAAGATGTGGCGAATGGACTCAAACAGGCATCGACAACGAAAAAAGGTTTTATGGAATCAAAATGGAAGCCTTCCGTAATTGTGAAGGTAGATTCTATGTCTGATGAATTGTCAAATAAGGAAGGTCGAAAGGAAATCCTAAAGAGTTACGTTGAAAATACGGAAGCAGGAGAACCGTGGGTAATTCCGGCAGACACATTTGACGTAGAGGTTGTAAAGCCATTATCACTTAATGATCTGGCAATTTCAGATTCAGTGACATTAGACAAAAAGACGGTAGCATCTATTCTCGATGTGCCGTCTTTCGTAGTTGGAATTGGAAATTTTGATGAAAAAGAGTGGAACAACTTTATTTCCACACGAATTCGTCAGCTCAGTAATGTATTTGAACAGGAATGTACAAAGAAATTACTGGTCAATCCGAACTGGTATTGGAAACTGAATCCGAGAAGTCTGTATGCGTATGACATTACAACTCTGAGTAATGTGGGAGCGAATCTGTATACAAGAGGAATTGTGACAGGAAATGAAGTTCGTGACAGCATTGGATATTCTCCACTGGAAGGATTAGATGAACTTGTAATCCTGGAGAACTATATTCCACAGGGAATGATTGGAGATCAGAAAAAGTTGGAAGGAGGGGAGAAGGGTGAGTAACTGGAAAAGACAGGTCAGAGGTATTCCGCAGACATTTCAGACAAGAGATGATTCGGGAGAAAAATATATTTGTGGGTATTTTGCTGTGTTCAATTCGGATTATACAATCTGGGACGGGGCAACAGAAAGCGTGGATCCACATGCATTTGACGAAACATTAGATGCAGATATCCGCTGTCTGATTGACCATGACACAAGATTAGTTCTGGGGCGCACAAAGTCAGGAACACTTACACTACGGATTGATGAAAAAGGTCTGTACGGTGAAGTGAAAATCAATGAGGCTGATCAGGACGCCATGAATTTGTATGAGCGTGTCAAACGAGGAGATGTGGATCAGTGCAGCTTCGGATTTGATATTGTGAAAGAAGAATATGAGGAAAGAGAAAATGATGTCCATTGGACCATAAAGAAAGTAATCCTCTACGAAGTGTCGGTGTGTACATTTCCCGCATATGAAGAGACGGAAGTGAGTGCACGAAAAAAAGACTATGGATCTATCAAAAAAAGAGAGGTAGATGCTTGGAAAATAAAAATGCTTGAAAAGCTGAAAGGAGAACAGAAGTAATGGCATTAAGAAAATTATTGCTTAGAAATAAGCTGGACGTAAAGACAAAGGCTCTTAAAGATTTAAGAGATAAAGATGCTGATTTTGAGAAAAGAGAAAAAGAGCTGGAAGATGCGATCAATGAGATGAACGAGGAGACATCAGACGAAGACCGGGAGGCTGTAGAGCAACAGGCAACAGAGTTCCAGGAAGAGAAAGAGCAGCATGAGAACAGTAAAAAAGAGTTAGAACAGGAGATCGCCGGGATTGAAGAGGAACTGAAAGCAGAGGAAGAGAAGACACCGGCACCAGCTCCAAAAGGAGAAGAAAGAAAGCGAGGAAATAAAATGGCGACAAGAACAAGATTTTTCGGACTGGACAGACAGGAAAGAGATACATTTTTTGCAGATGAAAATCTAAAAAGCTTCTTAACAGAAGTAAGAACCTGCATCAAAGAAAAGAGAGCGCTGGCAAATGTGGGATTGATTATTCCAGATGTAATGCTTCCCCTGATTAAGCAGGTTGTGCAGGAAAATTCGAAGTTGATGAAATATGTCACAGTGAAACATGTGGCAGGAACATCAAGACAGAATATTATGGGAGAAATTCCGGAAGCATTTTGGGACGAAATGTTTGCTCCGTTAAAAGAGTTAGACCTTGGATTCAACAATATGGAAATGGACGGATATAAAGTAGCTGGTTACTTTGCTGTTGCCAATGCTGTTCTGGAAGACAACGATGTGCAGTTAACTACAGAATTAATTTACGCAATTGGAAGGTCAATTGGAAAAGCGGTAGACAAAGTGATCCTGTATGGAAAAAATGTAAAAATGCCGATGGGAATCGTGACAAGTATCCTTGCAGAAACAGCACCGGAGGATTATCCGAAGAATGGAAGAACATGGGAAAATTTATCAGAGACGCACGTAATCACAGGAACAGCTACTTCTGGCATAAAGCTTTTCCAGGATATTGTGAAAACGTCTGGGATTGTTGATAACGACTATGATACAGGAACCCTTGTTTGGGTAATGAACAAGAAAACACATACCAAAATTCTTGCAGAGTCAATCGGAGTGAATGCGGCAGCAGCAATCGTGGCAGGAGGTGCACAGTCAACAATGCCAGTTGTCGGAGGAGATATTGTTGAACTGAACTACATTCCAGATGATACATTTATTTTTGGATATTTTGCAAATTATATTCTTGCGGAAAGAGCGGGAACCAAAATAGACCAGTCTGAACATGCGAGATTCCTCAATGATCAGACGGTATTCCGTGGAACAGCAAGATATGATGGAGATCTGATTATCCGTGAAGCTTTTGCTATGTATGGTATTGGAAAGGCTCCAGATACTACTGCACCGAAATTTGCAGGAGAAGCCTAAAAAAATGGAGGGCAGCATAGATGGGAAGAGTTGAAACACTCATTCTGTTAAAACATGATCTCGGAATTCATACAAACGCACATGATGAGTATTTAAGATTTCTTTTGAAATCTGCAAAAGAACGAATCAGCCGGGAGGGAATCAAAGAGGAAGACACAACAGAATACACTGCGATACAGATTGAATATGCTGCCTATCTGTTCCGAAAAAGAGCCGGAACAGATACAGCAATGCCAAGGTTCTTGCGGTGGGATCTGAATAATCTTCTGATTTCTCAAAAGGCAAAGAAGGAGAAGACTGATGACGTGTGATGATGGTATTGTAAAGATTTGTGATGTAGTGAATGTAAGCGAGCCTGGAATGAAACCAAAGATTAGATTGAGAGTCCGGTCGGAACAGTTCTTTGGATATGAGACGGTCGGAATTACGAGGTATTTTACAGCATTGCAGGCTCAGGTACAGATTGCAAATGTAATCCATATCTGGGAAGACAGGAGTATAACAAGTAATAATGTATGTATTCTGGAAGATGGCTGCCAATATCGATGCAGTCTTGTCCAACATATGGTAAATGAGGACAACTTGCCAATCACAAAACTTAGCCTGGAAAGGATAAATGAAGAGTATGAGCTGGAATAAGA